TTGAAATAATTATGAAGAGTAAGAAGTAGGTCTTGCGCCTTTTCTTGTAATTTGATCTGCTTCACTTTCAGTAGAGGTTACATTTCCTTCAGCATCAGTAGTATACTGAACATCCTCATCCCAATTAGCTTGTAATTGAGTTAAATGTGCTGCATCCCATTTAGTAGAAAATTGACTAATGTCTCCAATGTTTGCATCTGCAAATGTAGAATGAGGTGTATCATCTCTATATTCTACTTCATCAGAACTAATAGCAGTACCTGATTGAATAGCCCAGATATTAGAAAATTTAGATTGATTCCAAAAAGAATCATCTGAAATAATATATCCAACACCTTCAGAAGCACCTTCAGCATGATTTTTAATTATTGCTTTGTCTTCAAATACCACTGTCCAATTTGCGTTTGTTGCCATTTTTTCTCCTAAGTTTTTATAATATACATAATTGTTAAATAAGGTTGTACCACTGAACTTGCAGTACCTGAGAAAGTACTACTACTAGTTCCTGAAAAAGTTGCACTCATATTGTGAGAGTGACCAGTACCAGAACCTGTATTATTAGAACCATAGTTTGCAGTACCTGAGTTAGATTTCGTTAATCCAGGACCAGCATCCGGAGCTCCTGTACCTGATTTAATTGAAGTACTGTGACTGTGAGATGCAAGTTGTGCTGTTGATAGGGTTGCGTTAGCTGTTGTACCCCCAATAGTACCTGAAACATTGGTACTTACAGTTCCAGAAGAGGATACAGTATTTGCTCCACCTGTTGAAGCTATAGCTTTAGTTCCAGATTTACCCATCGCCACGTTATCTTGAAGATCAGGTACATTAAAAGTAGATGCACCATCTCCAACTCCATAAGTTGTACTTACGATGGCAAATAATGCAGAGTAAGTTGATCTTGAAACTGCTTGACCATTACATTCTAAAAAACCTGTAGGCACTGATCCAGAAGACCATGGCACAATAGTTGCTGTTGGAATTCCCTCGATACCTGTAAGGTTTGCCCCTGAAAAATCGTATTTTGTTGCTTCGTAATTTGACATATTATTTCTCCGTGTAAGTCCATCCTGTTGTCGCATCTCCAGAAAAAACTAATGAAAAAGCTGCACCTTGTGTGTTAACTGTTAAATCAGATGCTGCATTAGCTATATTAGAAGAATTTCTACCAACAGTCAATGCGTTACTATTAAAATCATAACCTTGATCTACAAATGAAACCATATCACCTGTACTTGGCGACGCTGGAAGTGTCACCGTGACTCCTCCACCATTTGTATTTACTAAAAGTTGAGCACCTGCTTGAACTGTTTCTGCAGCAGAAACTGCTCTCCATTTTTTAAGTTCACCTGCTTTTACAATATTAGTTCCGTCAGAATATAAAGTATAACTATGTCCCTCACATAAAAGAACACCTGTACCAGATGCTGTTTTAAAAGTTAAAGTATAGTTTGCGTGATTACATCCATCTTCAACGATGTATGTTTTTTCAACTGAATTTGGAACACTGACTGTTAAGTTAGAAGCTAGTGTACCTGTTAATTTTATAACTTCATTTTTACCATCTGATACTGCACCATTAGTAAAAGTTAAAGATCTCGCAGCGTTAGTTATATTAAAAGTAGTATAACCACCAATTGCTTGTTCTAAAATTAAAAGGTTAGTATTTGTAATTTGTCCCCAAGTTCCCGAGTTTTCCCCTGTTGCTTGGACGGTCAGTTTTAAACTTGCTGATGTTGAATTCGCCATATTTATTCCTTATATCGTTTATTTTATTAAAATAAAGAGAAAGTGTCAAACTCTTTATGCAACGACTTCCCTCCATCCAGGAGGATCTATTGGAGCAGAACCTGTATTTATTTCGTTCCAGATAAGAGCATTAGCACTATTTAGGTTCATAGTCAATCCGAAACCATTGAAAGTTGCGCTAACATCAGTAAATGCAGTTGCTGAAGCAACTCTACTAAGCATACCAATTCCCGTTACATTAACTGGTGTATTTAAATCAACTGTTGCGCTACCTAAGTTAGCAGTTAAAGCAATACCTGTTACACTATGAGCAACATCTCCTTGGAATCCTAAAGTACCTAGAGAACCAATCATTGCTTCCCCAATAATCATTGCATCAGGTGCAGGGTCAACAGCACCTAAAGTTAATTGTGCAACATTTAAAGTATTAGCTGTTACAGTTGCATGTCCTTCAACTGTTTCAGTTCCTAGAGCTGCTGTTAAAGCTTGACCTGTTACATTTACAGTTGTCCATAAACCTTCTACACCCCATGAATTATCTCCCCAACCTAATCTACCCCAACCTGCTACGTTGAATGCTTCAACAGTACCAAGTCCCATAGACATGGCGATACCTGTTAACATTGCATCAGGACCAGCATCAGCTGTTCCTTGCGCTGCAGTAAGTGAGAATCCTGTTGGTGAAACTTCTGCTAAACCAGTTGCAGATACAGATGCTAGAGTTGCTGTTAAAGCTTGACCTGTTAGAGTTATTGCTACGTCCCCTTGCATTCCAAGGGTACCTAAATTTCCTGATAAAGAACTACCAGTAGGAATAAGAGTGCCGGCTATGCCCCAACCTTGAAGTCCCCATTCTTGTCTACCCCAACCAGTATTAATTTCTGTTGAGCTTGTCTCGTCTCCGAGTGCTGCGGACATACCAAACCCTGTAACGCTAATAGTTGGATTAGCATTATCGCCCCACTGGTTTTGACTCCAAGAGCCGGTATTCCAAGTTCCTGATGCCATAGGAGATTACCTCCTATTTAACCAGAGATTCTTAAAATCGCTGCTGTTGATGTTGGTGCTGGAAACTGAACTGTAAACGTACCTGAAGTAGCTGTTTTATCTCCTCCGAAATCTAAAACACAAACTGCAGAATTAGTTGTAGCAGATGATGTGTTATAAATTAAAGCGCCTCTTGCTGTCAGAGTAACGTTTTCAAATGACAGGTCAGCAAAGTCTGCTCTTGCAACACCAGCTGTTAAAGAAGTTGGGTTGTTAACAAGTGCACCACCACCAGCTGAATAGTTAGATGATGTAACTTCATGAGTCGGTGAACTCGTTATTAAAGAAGTTGTTGCTGAGTTAAGAGTAGCTGAAGAAGTATAAAGAGCTAACTTATATTTATCACCACTAGTTTGTTTAAAATTAGAATCACCTTCTAGTAGTAACTTTTTAAAGTTGTTTGCAATCGCTTGTGTTATAGCCATAATTTATTCTCCTATTTACCTATACGAGGAACACCACTTTGATATTCGTCTCGTCTTCTTCTTCCCATTTGTTCAATAGAGAAGCCTTCTACCACTTGTTTATACTTTTGTTCGTATAATTGCAAGAGGTCTTGTGGCCCTTTTAAAAAACCATAAGCCTCGACAAGGCATGCATATAGAAGTCCATTGGGAAAGTTTGTACTTATATATGTTGTTGTATTTGTACTCGATAATCCAGGATCTTTCAAGATATAATTTAACTGAATTATATAAGTCTGATCAGGTGTAGGAGCTACAATAATTCTATTTTCATCCCACCAACTGTAATATTTTGGCACTCCAGTAACCGCTGTTGGATTAAATTCAGACATAAAACTGGTGTCTCTCCATTGTAAAAAATCTCTTACTTGATCTGTGTTTCCATCGGCTAATTCAGTATCTACAATTTGAGCAGATCTAATAATTAAAGCATCTGTGGGAGCGTCAATAAATCTAGTAGAAGCTATTAAATTAGCTGATACATATTTTCTGTTATTATCAGAATCTATATCTCTAAATATTCTGTATTCTGCATCAAGAATAACACCATTTAAAATAGTGTCAGATAAAACTGCTGATCCAACTTCTGTATAATCTCTAATTTTTTGTAATAGTTCTGTATATGTCATAATTAACCTCTATCATTTATTGGTCCAATTGTACATTGAAAACCACCCCCTGTTGCTGTGCTCGAAGCATTATCAGCTAATTCAAAATCAAAACCTGTTTGTGTAGTTGTTGTAGCAGGCATACCAGCAGTATTTTCAGTTCTAGTTGTGAGAGCTGTAATTTTATATGCTCCAAATACTTTAGCTCCACTAGAATGAGAAGTCGCTGTAGTTTTTCTAGGAGCCTCTCCTCGATACTGAGCGCTTGTTCCTCTAACGCATCCAGTTAAATCAGTTCCTGAAATTCCTGTGTATTCAATAACTTCATTTTCAAATTGTCCATTACTATTTATTTTTTCAATAACAATAAATCCAGCTGAAGGCATTCCAGAAGTATAATCTAATGTTATTGTAGTGTCCGTGCTTGTAATATCTCCTTGTAAAACCATCCCTGATACTTGCAGTGTAGGTTGATCAACTCCACCTACCATCGACTTTACATCTCTAAATCTTACAATATCATTTAATTGCATAGCACCATTTTCAAAAGATACTGAAACTGTTTTATCAGCTACTGCAGTTGTAAAAGGATCATTAGGTAAAAAATCTTCTGTTGGAAATTCTGTTCTTGCAGGCCTAGCTTTTTCTAAACCTTGTGGATCAGCAATAAACGGTTTTGGTTCTAACTGTGGTTGCTTACGTTCATATTCTGAATAATGTACAAACTGACCATTCCATTCAGTTACCATTTCTCTCCACGGGAAAGCTAAACCGCTTCTATCAGAGATTGCTAAAGCGTGTTTCCCTTTTGCAAACTTTGCCATTAGATCTCCGGATAATAAGTTTTAGGCGACAAGTAAACACTAGCAGATGAACCGTCTTCAGCTAATGCTCTTTGTAATTCGTCTTCGTAAAGTAATTTCATTTCTTGTGTTCTTTGAGGAGCCTTCTTTTGTGATACATAGTAAGCTAAACCTGCACACATACAAGGTACAAATCTATTAACTACATCTGCTTCATTAGTATATTTACCTGCGTCTTGTAATCTTTGTATATAATAAAAATAAATATAATCTCCAACTTGAGAAGATCCTGGAGTTAAATATAAAGTAACTGTTACTCTATCTATCAATCTTTGCACCCAATATTGAGAAGGTTGCCCTGTAGCAGTTTTATTTGAGAAAGCTGAATATTGTGATCTGTTTACCTTTGATAAAGGTGAATCTACATTAGCCGAAGTTCTGTAACTAGATTCTAAAAGATCAGAAGCCATATTTACAAAGTTATTTACAGAATCATTTTGTGCATGACCAGCAGCTGTTGTATCATCGATTCCTCTATCAGCTGTTGAAGTAACAATTAAATTATTTCCTGAAATAGAACTGTATTGAATTATTTCGTTATTGATTTTTATTTTACCTGAAGCAGGCATCTGGGCCACAGAAGCAACAGGAATAGTTAAAGTGGTTGCAATAATAGCCGATGTTAAAGTAGTTGTAATTCCGTCTGATGCACCATCACTTGGTGATCTATAAATTACATATTCGTTTTGACCATTAACTAAACTAAATGCGTGTTCTCTAACTTGCCAAAAATGGATACCTCTATTATCCCACTCTTGAAGCATTATATTTAATGATCTTCTAGCTGAACGTAAGTCATTACCAGAGTAATCAAAGAAACCTAATCTTTCAAAAGCTTCAGTTATAATATCATCGATCGAGAATGTTTTCTCGAATGTAGTTGTACCTGAAAACGCCATTGGCTACTCCTTATGTAAATGTGCCAATTACTGTACAAAAATCACAATTATTTAAATCAACATACATTCCTGCATCACAGTAAATTCCATCTCCAGGAATTTCAAAACTCTGTCCATGATTATCTGCATTTGAAAACTTAACATGAAATATTAATTTAGAAGCTGTCTTATCCGAAGTTGCTTCATTATAAATTTTTATTTCAGCGTCAGCTGCAGTTGCTTGACCATAAACATTATTGATTCTTGCTTTAGTAATAGTGGTAGCACTTGTGCCAACATATTTTTGAGCCAGTCCATCTGCTGCTAATGGAATACATTGTCTAACATCTGATGTCATTGCCATAATTTATTCTCCTTAATTATTTAATTGCGGGCCCGAAGGCCCACAATAATTATTTATCTATTAGCTCCAAGGTTGAGCAAATGCACCATTACCAATTAGTTGTGCGCTTATTTGCCAAATTAAACCATCGACTGCTTGACACTCAATTTGAGCGCCTTCTAGTCCACCTTTAGTTGTTGCTGTCAAAGTCAATGTGTCAGTTCCACCTGCTGTAAAAGCAGTTACAGCCCCTGGATCAGTTGCTGTATTGTTGTAGATTGCCATTCCTCTGAAAACATCAGCTGTTGTTCTACCAGCAGCAGTTCCTGCATTTAAAACAAAAGTGTTAGCAGCTGTTAAACTTGCAGTCATAATAAAGTGATACTTCATTCCAACTCTATTTGACGAATTTGGATCGTCTGAACCTGCCACTGCTGAAGTAGCTGTGTCTATGATTGAAGGTAAATTAAATACAGTGTTAGCGTTTCCAACCTGTATAATTTTTCCTTGGTATTTATCTATACCAGCGATGTCTGTTCCACCATCTACTGTGCCGGTAATCGATTGTGCCATTTCTGGACCTGTTCCTAAGAATCCTCTTAAGGATCTTACTGGTCCTGCGAACGTTGATCTTGCCATAATTATTCTCCTAGTTAATGTGAATATCGTCTCTAGGCCGTCGACTATACGCGTCGATATTCAATTAATAAATTGTATAGTAAAATAGTTATATATTAGATTTTAGTAGAGTGCAAGAGAGCCTTAAAAGAAAGTGCGATTTCAGCGATGTAGCTTTTGTTTAAGTAGCTACAGAAACTTGTGGAGCGGCATTAACAATTGCATTTTCTCTATCTGCAATCTTAGATTCCTCGAGCTTGATCTCAGTGATAACTTCTTTGATTTTTTTATCAATTTCGACCATATCCAGAGTATATTTGCCTTCTTGTTCATACTCCAACTGCCACTTCAACTCCAAGGACCTTTTTTGTTTGTACAGGTCTTGTACCATCTATAACCTCCTCATAGGTTATTCTATTTACTCGGTCATCATAAGAATTTCCGAGATATTCCCAAACTATACTTTTTTCTCCTAACTTGTCAAGTATAGCTTTTTCTAGTGAAATAGGGTTATTTTCACACTCTACTTCAAATTTAGAGTGATGATTATAGGCCCAGATATTTACTAGAATTTTTGTCATTTTTTCTTTCTATTATATTAATAATAATTTGTGGCGAGATTATGTCCCGCCACAAAATTTTTACGATTAACTTGCTCCTGAAGATCCGAAGATACCTCTATAGTCAGATACACCGAATCTGTATCTTTCTCTAGCTT